CAGGTGTTGCTGCATAGGTATCTGCATCCTTTATAGCTTCAAGTTGAGCAGCCAGAGGCGCACCAGTTGCTGCCAACTCCTTGCGTAACCTACGCCTCTCAGCCGCCATAGATTTGTAATCAGGGACACCTGAGCTTCCACTACCAACTCCATAACTCAATGGACCAGAAGTGTTACCGCTTGAATTACCACTCAAGTAGTTCTGAATAGCTGGTGCTGCATAACCCCCCTGAGGTATCCCAGTGTTGACTGCAGGTTGAACTACACCACCTTCTTGATACTTTTGAATTATATGTTTCATTACTTACCACCCCCACCACCTGATTGGGTACTTGTGCTCCCTATAGCAGGAGAGCCGTACAAACCAAACAGTCGTTGAATACCTTGATAGGCTGCATCACCTTCGTTTTGATTCTGCTGTTGAATAGCTGAACCAACACCGCCAAGCATAGAGGCACCTGCGCCGAATTGATTCTGAAGACCAGTGCCAGCATTTAATACTCCACCTGCCCCAGACAAAGCTGCTGAACGGCGATTGGCAAGCTCAGCTGCAGCCATATCTCCACCCACTTTCATAGCAGATGTGTCCATAGACTGTTGTGCTCTAGCACTACCAAGATTACCTGACTGACTAAACTGACCTCTCTGTTGACCAAGTACGTCACTAACAGCGGTACCAATACTATCTTTGAGTGCAGTTGTTTGTTTACCTAGAGCGTCAGCTCCAAACATACCAGTTCCAGCTGCTGCGTTACGATAGGCTTCAGTAGCCCCGTAGCTATCGGCAGCAATCTTATCGTATACACCACCTGTACCACCTAATTCTTTTTGTTTCTTCATAGCAGCAAGCTGTTCTGGAGTAAATCCTGCAACATTTTCATAGGCACCTGAACCATATAAATCTACTGCACTACCTAAGCTATCCTCAACATAGGGCTGAGCATAATCTGGTAACCCTGTTGTACTAGTTGTTGTGTTTCCACCACCACCTGACATATTAAACCTCCTTGGTGAGCGTTATAAACGGCTCACGGTATCCATATTGTTTTAGGGCGCGAACCCAACCCTTTCGCCCATAGACTACAGTTCTTTTGCAATCATTGAAACGTGCGAAATCTTCTAGTACTTTTAGTATCTCAGGGCCATGAGAGAACCAACCAAAAGATGTGCAGGCAACTACAGCTAACTGTCGTTTACCTTCTATTTCTTCAAAGCGAGTTATACAAACTTCACCCTCTTCTCTTACCCAGCACTGTCCAACAGCACCGAGGCATTGTAAAAAGAGTCCGTGAGATGTCACAACCCCAGCTCCATGAACCAATGCTTCTTCAACTAAGGGCCTCAACTTGTTCCATTGTTCTGCCAACTCAGGACCACTTAATAGTTTTATCATTTCTTTAACTCCGTAGTTTCAAGGAATCTGTTTTGCACAGTCGGACTTGAAGGGGAACCCCCATTAAGTTTTACATGCACTGTGATAACCCTAGTACCTGCAGAAGGTGTTAGTGTCATAGCAATGGTTATCATCTGTTCGTGATATGTATGTGTAGTACCATCTGTAAAGAAACCAGCGGCTGCATTAAATACACGTTGAGATACTCCATCAAGTCTTATATCAAACTGAACTAAGTTAGCTCCGTCTAGACCACAATTAAATAGAATAGATGTAAGGTCACCACTAGAGGTAATACTTAAAGTTTCTAATAACTGATATGTTGAAGTTGGTATTAAACTAGCACCAGTAAATGTAGCAAATTTATTAGACACAGCATTATTAGTTATCTGTCCTGTGCCAACTACATTGCTGTTAAGTTGAGCAGCAGATGTTATGATACCTGTGGAGGCTAACTTATTCCCAACGATACTACCTGCAGCTACATTATCACCATCGATATTAGTTACAGTATTACCATCTAGTGTAAAGTCACCAGATTCAAATGTTACAACCCCTGAGAAAGAAACAACTACTCTAGATATTCCACCAGTAGCTGCGCTAGTTGTGGCTGATCCTGTATCATCTGTAAATATAAAATCAGAAAAATAAATCAAAGTAGTTGAAGTTGCACTAGCTGTTGGGGCAGTCTCTGACCACCCTGAAGTTAATGAGGACAGTGCGAGGGTTGCCCATGTCACTGTAGCAGTTGGGGGACTAGGTGTTCCGGTTGAAGACGGGAAGTACACCCTCCTAGAGAGCGCCCTAGGTGCTGGAGCACCATCATTACCATCCTCAGACAACAGAGCCACAGTGTTCCAAGTGTTTGCATCAGTTATTGTAGCTTCTAGGGTTGATACATATCTAAATGTAATCCAAAGATACTTACCACCTGATGCTGGGATTGACCCCACCCATCCATTGTTAGCTACAATAGTTACACTCCCAATGTTTGTATAGTTATACGAGACACTGGAAGGTCTAGTTGGAGCTGTCTCTGTTGTAGTTCTTTGATACAGATAGATAGCAGTGTTACCTGTCGGTCCAGATGAGCTGGTTGAAGATGATGATCCTTGAGTTCCTGGCAAAGCACTACCCATATTAAGAGCTTGGGTTATTTGATTTGTCCAAGAGTCTAGGGTAGCATCTCCGGTAAAGGGTGGTCTGATAATTGCCATTATCGACTACCTCCTTTACTCGCTTGAATCTGATAGCCTGTGAGAGTCCAATCAAGAGTGATCTCACTGCTTTGACTTTCAATTCTATAGTTTAAAAATCTACCATTAAACCTGACGTCTGCTTTGTATTCAAGAGCACTGTCAAAAGTTATTGCATCATTAGCTGAGAAGTCAATTGCCTCACCAACTTTATCAATGCCATCATATTTGATACTCACTTTAGAAGGACCATCAAATAACAGGGCCATACTAGATACACTCTCAGTGTCAAACTCAGGGGTAATTGCCAAGCGTTTACGTTCTACTAGAGCATTGGGTAAAAACGAAGTACCATCCACACCAACTAGTTTTGTAGGGCTTCCGAGAAGTAGGTCTCCTCTGCTTGAAGACACAGCATTTGTACCTGTAGGTAAGTCTCTCTTAGTCCACACATTGTTGCGATAGTTCCAAACATATATAATTGAGGTATTCCAAAACCAAATCTCATCATACTTATTAAACCTAACAGATTTAATTGTTGAGTTATTACGGAAAAAGTTTCTTACACGACCATCAGAAATAGATGCAATGGATCCAGGATGTCCTTCAAACTTGTAACAATCATCACTTCCATATACAATGTGCGTACCATCTACTTCAATTACACCATCTGTATTATGTACACCATAGTTATCAGTCACTGTAGCAATTTGAAAAGGAATAACAGTAGAGTCGGTTCGCTGCATAGAGTGTATAGATGAGTCTGTATATACGTACATCACACCTTGTAGCTCTGCAAGATCTTGAATAGTTCCTGTAGAAGCTAAGATAAATTCATCTGCAGTATTAGCCCCTCTCTTAAAGGGGTTCCAATTCTGAGGTAGAAATCCTGGACCTGCAACATCAGAGGTTCTGACAGTACCTGTAAGGGTACGACCTCCTGTTTCTTTGAGGTTACCTGCAACTATCAAGTTACCATAAGATCTAACAACACCTGCTGTAACAGTAGACACAGGGGTGGTTGTTACAAAGACATTGTAAACAGTACCACCGGATGATGTGTCTGGAGTGAAGTTAAAAAAGTTGTTTGCGTAATCAACACCAGAAATTGTACCAATGTTAACCAATGTAGCGTCCGGAGATACAACACCTGAAGAGTTTATAGTAACTGTTTCAGTGTGTATAGGTGAAGATGTGTTACGAGGGAGCGAAGTAATCTTAATAGAGATTGAGTTACCTGCTCCTGGATTTACAAACACAGTGTTTTTAACTTCTACAGATCCTGAAGAACCATCATGCTCAAAGGAAGTCATTTCTTCTTCAACAGCATAAGAATCCCATCCGGGAAGAGGTGTCACTCCCGCTGTATCATCTTGTAGAAACACAGGGGTAGAGTTAGTATTGTTAAAGATGATATGATAACCACCATTAAACAAAGTATGCTGCCAACTCCCACCAGTTACCCCAGTGTTGACACCACCCTGTCCAGCCACAACAGAGAAGCTATCATTGTATACTGTAAAAGTTGTATTCGTATTATCATCTGAAATAACTACATACCTATCTCCAAGTGTTGAAGGCCAGAATGCAACGTACTTAACATTAGTAAGAGATGTAAGCTTATCAACATCGGATGGGAACCTTTTTACAGCCCCACCACTAAAACGAACATTCTTAACATCTGAAAAGACATTAGGTGGTAGCGACACTGCTGGAGCATCTTCTACTAGACCTGCTGATGCTAGATCTGTAATCGGTATAATCTGTAGTGGCATCGCTACCTCCTGTTTTAATCTAATAACTCACGAGCACTCTCGCTGTCCAGTAGTCGGATCAAAAAAACACGCCTCTGCTTTCTTTCCATCCGCCTCTGAAGGGATTTCAATCTGGCCCTCTGTTTCCGCTTCCGCTTCCACGGTCTCATTGAAGATTCCGTAGCGTTTTCCTGTGATCCTAAATGTAGTACAGCCCTTGGCTCCCTCTTTCCATGCCGTTTCGTAAACACGTTTGAAATCATCATAGCTGACATCACCTCCTACATTGCAGGTTTTAGAACAAGCACTATCAATGTAGTGCTGAGCCAAAGTTAAAACAGCTAAGTGTTCATAAACTGAAATATCATCTGCCTTTCGTCCTTCGACTCCTCGTGCAAAAGCATAGTCCTTAACGTTGTCATAACGTGGTCCGTCAAAAGTCTGGATGGTACGCTCGTATGAATGTGAAAAGACTGGCTCGATTCCTCCACTGACATTATCTGCCACGAGGGAGATTGTCCCAGTAGGCGCAATAGATGTGAGGTGGCTGTTCCTAATACCATGCTTTCGGATCTCCTTCTGAACAAATGCTGGGAGTGTACGAATAAAGTTACCCTTCAGGTACTCTTCACGATAGAGAGGGAATGCTCCTTTCTCTTCTGCAAGTTTTGCTGATGCGTAGTAGGTGTTGTCTCTGAGACATGCGAAGACTTTTTCCATCCATCGGAGGAACGGTTTAGACCCATACTCATATCCAAGCATTTCGCCTGCATTAGCAAGACCTGTAACGCCGAGTCCCATTCTCCGCTTATTCTTCGCTTCATCTTCTTGTTCCTTCAGTGGGTAAATAGTACGATCAACAACATTATCCATAGCACGAACAACGTGAGGGATGTCTTCTTTGAATTGAGCAAAGTCAAATGTATATTTACCATTCTTATTAATTAAATACTTAGTGCAGTTAAAAGAGCCTAGAAGACAGGCACCATAGGGAGGAAGAGGCTGTTCACCACATGGGTTAGTTGCACTAATGTCCTCACAGTAGTATAAGTTATTCATCTCTTGGATACGATCAATAAATAAGACACCGGGTTCAGCCCAATCCCATGTAGACTCCATTGCTAGATCCCAGATCTCCTTAGCAGAGACTGTTTCATGTACAATGCCATCAAAGATTAGGTTAAAGCTGTCATCCTCTTTAGAGAGAGCTTCCATAAATTTATCAGTAATGCCTAGTGATATATTAAAACCAGTAAGCTTATCAGAATTACGTTTAGAAGTAATGAAGTCAACAATATCGGGATGGTCAATACGTAAGACACCCATCTGTGCGCCTCGTCTGTGGCCACTACTACTAATGGTTTGACACACTGCATCAAATATAGACATAAAAGAAATAGGCCCACTAGCTTGGCTCTCCAATGATTTAATTTGAGTACCTCTAGGGCGTACTTTAGAGAAATCATATCCTATACCACCCCCTCTTCGCATTGTCTCTGCTGCTTCTTTAGCACGATCCATAATAGAATCCATACTATCTTTAATTTCACCTGATACAAAACAGTTGTAAGCAGTGACAAGCTTACCAGCACCCATTGCAGACTGCACTCGACCAGCTGGAAGAAACCTTTGCAGTCCAATGATATTCTCTAGTAACCACTGGTGCTCTACACTATCACACAGTGCTCGTGCAATGCGCTTAATTTTACCATCAAAGGTCTCTCCCTTTTGTCTGTACTTCATTTCATCTAATTCTTGAGACAAGGGAGTAGATGGACCCTCATAAGTAATATTGCGCATGTATATCCTCGTGATATTGTTATATGTTAATTAATCCGAAGGGGGATCCTTAGACCCCCCTATAAGGAACTTAGAGAATTTCACTAAGGTTTAGTGGGCCAGTCGCCGCCAGTACCATCCATGTCAGGATGAACAAGGTTAGGCCAGTTGGCGTGGGTTGTGATGTCCCGAAGCGACTGACGATACGTTGTCATCTCAGAAGACAGAGGCACATCAGTCAGGGCCATGTAGTCTGTTTCAGCTAAGAGACGATCACGGTGTTTACGGCTGCTTGCCTCCAAGGCGGCAGTGCGAGAGGCAACGTCAGCGTCCGATAGGTCAGCCACACGGCGAGTATAGACCTTACCGTCATCCAA